TCAGAATGGCTACAATCTTAAATTTAAAACATAGTAATTACAATGTAAGTATTTATATGTAAGCACTAATCATTTTTTATATCTATGGATTTATATAATCTGCTTAGAAACTCATAAGATACATATTCGTTCTTAACTGGATTTTGTTGTAAAGTTGAAGGGAAACTTATGTATTCCATACGTGATATATTATTTATATTTTCTTTCAATCTTATATCTTTTAGTTCAAGGTTATTGAATAAATCTGCATCTAAATATAATTGTCGGGTTTTGTTGTTTGACAAAGAACTAAAAGAGTTAAAGAATAAAAGTACGAGTTCATCTTTTGATAATTGAGCACGGAATATATCTGAATACTTTTTAGGATAGTTGAATCCTGAGACCATTTCCAGAATATAATAAGCGTTTCTAAAATATGTACCAAGTTGATTTATATATTTAGAAAAACAAAAGTCAGCAGTTTTCGATATAGCTTCTATTATTGGTTTAAAGTTATTCTGTTTAAGATAAGTTCTTATAGCTATTAAGCAAATATAATCGTATGTATTTAAATTAATAGGTATTTGATTAACAACGCCTCCAGATTTACTCCAATTATATCCGTTATAAATATTATTTATAGCAATTGCTAAATAATTGTATGAAGAATACCATTGTATTGTAGATCTATTTGATGGAATGATTTCTTTTGCGAATTCCTCTTTGGATAAATAGTTTGGTATATTATTTCTTATTTCTACGTAAAATATACAACATAATTCAAAAGTTATTTGTTGATAAGTCTTTTCAGTAGTACAAAATTCCTCATATTGAATAATGTTCCAATCATGAAGTGTTTTATCATATTTCCAATCTATTTTTTTTACACGTAATGAATCACGATAAGAAATGAATATTTTAAGCATTTCAAAGAATGTAGATCTTTCCTCACTATTCAAAAACTGCTGTTTATTTTGTTTTGATGTGTATAATACTCCGATAAATGCTATTAACCCTGTAATAGCTCCAAGGATACTTCCAAAATCACCCCAATGAAATTTACTCCTTTCTGAAATAAAAAAACAGCATAAAATAGAGAATGCTATTATTGATATGGTAATTATCCATGATCTTTCATTTTTTATATACTTCTTCAATCTTCTCATAATTTGTAGTTTAATGTATTTTCCGCATTAACTACAAATATACTACTTCTTGAATATTTTAAGCACCAATAATCCTATTATCACTATAATTACAATAAATGAGAGTTCACCAAGTCTAATTTTTATCTTTTGATATAAAGTAAGTTCCTTTTCTACTGGGTAAGGAACTTTTTCCTTTTTGGAAACAACCACTTCCTTCGCTGGAAGGTAAACCGTATCCGGCTGAGTTTTCATCTTCGCCAGTAGATTACCTAGGCTATCAATGGTAAGCTGCGCCTGAGCGTTCTTACTGTTTGCGATGTCCAACCATTTCAGTACGACCTTCCCGTTCTCGTCGCACTCTAACAACGCCCGGATGGTGGCACTGTCAGGAGGGATCTGTACTTCAACCAATTTCTCTATTACCACGCTATCAGCTTTGGTTTCAACCGGAACATACTTCACTGTCTGGCAGGAATAAATGAGAACGAGGCACATAAATGGAGCCAGCGTAATACACCAGCTCACCTTATCCATTATGTATTCGTATAACTTCATGGCTTCACAACGATTTCAGGGACAAAAGGATATTCGCTCCGCACATCGAAGCAAGGACACATCTTCGTCCACTCTTCAGGTTCCACGATACCATCACCGTCCAGGTCAGGCGATGTGTCACGATGCCCCAGCACCTCGACAATCTGGTACTTTCCGCAAAGCTCCTTAATCAGTTTGGCTAACGCTTTCTTCTGTTCCGGTGTTCGGGTGTCAGCTGCCTTACCGTGCGCGTCCAGACCGCCCACATAGCAGATACCT